CAATGGCTCTTGCCGTCTGGCTGCGGGCCTGCGCCGCCGCATAGGCCATCGCCGCCTGCAAAAGCTCCTGCCGGTGTACGATCTCGTAGGCGGTCTGCCCGTCCACTCCCGCCGTCACCAGTCGTCCGAACTGGGGCGACGCCAGCTCCCGCTTCCAGTCGAAGTCCGGATACACCTGCCGGATCCGCTCCTCCTCCGCCTGTAAGCGCAGCAGCGCCCCGGCCTGCCTCTCCCGGTGCGCCTGCGTCTCCTGCCGCAGCCGTGCGTTCTCCTGCCGCAGCCCCCGCAGCCGTCCGTCCAGGATCTTCTGTACGCGGGCGTCAAACTGCGCCTTGTACCTTCCCCGGATCAGCTCCGCGAAATCGTCCTGCTCCCCGGCGTCGGGAGCCGCCTGCCCGCCTTCCACCGCGCCCGTTTCCTGACCGGCATCGCCCACCTCCTCGGCAAATGTCTGCCAGTCCATCCAAAGCTGCTTCATAGCCTCTCCTTCCCGTGGTAGGTCACGACCCTGTCATCTCCACGCAGCCGGGATACGCCGCGGCCAGCTGCTCCATGCCGCACCGCACCAGCGCAAAGGCCGCGCCGCAGTCCCCCGCGCCCTCGATATCCGCATAGCCCCTGCGTATGTCTGCCCGCGCCGCCTGTCCCGTCTCCTCCAGATACCCCGCCAGCGCATACGTCAGCGCTGACACAGCGGCACACACGATATCCTGTCCCGCCGGTGCGTATCCCGCGTGGCCGCTGACCGTGATGCGCCGTTCGCCGGCTCTCACCCGTATCATCGGGGCCGTACCGCCTCACGGGAGCGCTGCCGCGTTCGCTCCATGGTGTCCAGCGCACCGGCGCCTGCATCCGGCGTCCGCAGACCACCGGTGTGCAGCTCTCCGCCGCTCTCTGCGCCGCTCATCTCCCGCGCCAGCTCCTCCGCCAGCTGTGAGCCCTGTTTGGCGTCCAGCAGCCTCAGCGCCGTCATAAGCCGCCCCTGCAGCCACTCCACCTGTTGGGTACGCTGCCGTCCCTGCCGGATCACTGCCGCCAGCTGATCCTTATTCCTGAACTCCATCAAGTCCAGACACCGCAGGGCCTGCTCGGCCATGTCCGCCCGGAAAAAGCCCATCTGGAACAGCTGCAAGGCCAGCTGGTTGTACTCCATGGTCTTGTAGGGCGTCTCGTTCTGCGCCGCAACCTCCAGGTCGAACTCCGGCACCCGGTAGCCGCCCAGCTCCATGCGCCGCGGCTGCATCCCGCCGTTGTCGAACAGGTCAAACTCCCGCTCCGCGCCCCGTCCCAGTAACCGGAACTGCCGGGGTACGCTGTAAAACTGCCGCACCAGCTCGATGCACAGCGTCACCACCTGCGAAAATGCCTCATACCCGTCGTCGATCATGTTGCGCGACAGCTTGCCGCCGGCCTCCTGCAAGGCGGCAATGGCAGTAGCGGCGGTGACGCCGCCGGCCGTACCGCCGCTCATCACATCCCGGTTGCCCGCCGTCTCCTTCATCTCCGCCACCTTGTTCTGCAAAATGGCCACGTACACGCCGTCCAGCGCAGGCACCCGGATGGGCGCGATGGAATCCGCTCCCAGATTCCCGTTGGTGTGGACAAAGGGCCGCGTCCAGTCGGCGTACTCCTCCTCGTTCACCGCCCCGTCGGAGCGGATAAAGAACCGGGGCGTGGTGGCCGCCAGCGCGTTTTTCAAAATCGCCTGATTCATCAGATCGATCTGTTTCTGCGCCGACTTGCACAGATCCACATACCCATAGCCGCAGGGCGTGCCCTCCTCCGGGAACAGCACGTCGAACACGAAGGGGTATTTCCCGTGGTCGTACCAGCCCCTCTCGGCGTAGGCCGGGTCGTTCTCCGTGGCGTACAGCACCGTCTCCCCCACGAACTTGCAGTATTGCAGCACCGGCTGTCCGTTGACCTCCGTGTGGTAGTACCAGTCCACCACCAGCGACCGGTCGGAGGTATCCACCCTGTCGTCGTAGAGATACCGGCTCACCTGCGCCCCGCCGCCCCGGCCCAGCTTTCCCTCCAGCTGGGGATATTCCCGCAGCAGCCGGTGATCCGGCACCAGCTCTGTGGAGAAGAAGTGCTCCGACGCCTGAATGTCCTGCACCCCCGGCTCCCAGAACAGATTCAGCACATCCATGCTGCGGATATCCACATCCCCCAGCCCGTGGAGCTTGTCCCCGTCCCAGAACACGCCGTACACGGCGCAGCCGGACTTCAGCTTGTTCCACCACGCTCTGGCGTACTCCCGCTTGAACCGGTTGTTCTTCAGGATCACCGGCAGGATGCGCGTCAGCTTGGCCGCCTCCTCCCGGTCGTCCGGCTCACGGGGCAGCACCGTAGGCTCCGGATAACTGTCCATGGCATCCGCGTGCTTGGACAGGATGCAGTTCACCAGCCATCCGCTGGCGGGTCTGGGGTCGGCGGGGTTGCCGCCCTCCCCCGCCTTTTCCATCTGCTCCCAGTGCCGCAGCTTCCAGAACTGCTCGTTGTCGATGATGCGCTTGTCCAGATTCTCCTTGCCGCGCCGGTACTTGCGCAGGATCTCCGCTGCGCGGAGCACCTCCTGTGCGCCGATCCTCGGCCGCATGACCTCCTGTTCCATATGCACCGTCCTTTCCTTGTTGCTGTCTCTGTGTTCTCCCACCGTTTTGTTGCACGGTTCGATACAGCGCCCCTCAAATTCTTCTCACGCCGCCCCAGCTTCCGAACCGTCCCGACCGCAGATCAAGCGGATCCTCGGCCACCTCCCGCGCCTCTGCCCGCACCGGCGCAATAGGCCGCGTCATGCAGAAGTACCGGCTCTCGTCAGCCACATGATCCTCCTGACTGGTATCCACGTCCTCCGGCGCCGTCTGGCTGTACAGCAGCGCCGGCACCGTTCGGATGAACGCCCGACAGTTCTCGAACACATACAGCATGGGATACCCCTGCTCGTCAAAGCTCATCCGGTAGTGCATCTGCATCCACCCCGCGATACGCCGGTTGTCCCCCTTTACGAAGAAGATGTGGTGCTTCAGCGCCGTCTCATAGATGCTCTCGCCACGGCTGGCGTCCCAGATGGCCGGGTCAGCCACCCCCTGTATCTGCCGCCCCCGCAGCAGCGGATGCTCCTCCTCGATGCGCCGTATCTCCGCGAACTGCTTGTCCGGCGTCCACAGCACCCCCTCGTTGGGCGTCGCGGTGCAGCCGTACAGCTCGGCGATACGGTACACGCATCCGTCGTGATCCACCGCCCACCAGCCGCAGGAAAAAGGCTTGGCGTAGCCGAAGTCATAGCTCCGGTACACGCTCCACTCCCGCGGTACGTCGAAGGGCCGTATCACATGGGTCCACTGGCGATCCTCGTAGTGCGCCGGGTCGTCCGTAAACTCCTGAAACACCTGGTCCTCCATGATGTCCCAGCGCCCCTCCAGCCACGCCCGCCGCAGCTTGGGGGGCAGCGCCTCCAGCGTCTTGAGATAGTCCGGCTGCCGGGCCAGCAGCGCCGTGTTGTCCGTGACCTTCGCCGGGATGAAGGCGTAATCCTCCGGATCCTCCCCCGGCTCGTACCGCCGGTCGATAAACAGCCGCTTGATGTACCCATGCCCCGGCCCGCCCGGATTGCAGGTGTAGTAGATCCGCTTGGGAAAATCGTTGACGCCCCGCAGGCACGCGGCGATCTGCCGCATCCACAGTTCCTTCAGCTGGGTGGCCTCATCCAGAAAGATCACGTCGTACTCCGCTCCCTGATACCGGTCTAAGTCCCGGTCACACCCGCAGTACCCGAATTGCAGGATACTGCCGTTGCCGAACACAAACCGCTTATCGCCTGCCCGGTACTCCGCCACCTCCGCCAGCTCCCGCCGCAGGAAGGTCAGATGGTTGGCCTCCAGCTCCGGCAGGCTCCGCCGCACCAGCAGCAGCCGGATGCCCGGATACCGCAGTGCCAGCAGCTTGGCCTTGCACCGCACCGCCCAGCTTTTGCCGCCGCCCCGTGCGCCGCCGAAGGCAACGTACTTTTTCCGGCACTGTAAGAACTCCCTCTGCCGCGGGTTGGGCGTCCCCAGCGCCACGGTGACGCCGCTCATTGGCTCAGTTCCTCCGCTTCCTCGGACAGCACCACCCGCACTGTACTGTCCGTCTTTTTCTCCACCGTCTGCGGCGGCTCCAGCACCTTCTCCAGCCCCGCCAGCGTCTGTAAGACCGCCGCCAGTTCCTTCAGTTCCTTCACATCCGCCGTTCCCTCCTCCATCCGCTCTGCGGCGGTGGATGCGGCGCGGTTCAGCTGCCGCGCCGCATCCACAAGACAGCTCCGTATCTCCTTTTCCGAACTGCGCTTTCTCCCGCCTATACGTCCTCTCCCCCTCTCACCTCATACACCCGCAGGATCTGGGCGGCAAAATCCGCCAGACAACTCCGGCACACATTTTCACCGCCCACCCGGTAGTAGCTCTCGCCCCAACCGATCTCTCCGCCGCACAGATCGCACTCGGCCCATACGCCTTCTCTATCTCCCTGCGCCCTCCTGTTCTCGTGCATCGCATAGCCCCCCTTCATCTTCTCCGCACCATTCCCTCTCCGGTTGCCCGTTTCCCGCCAACACCGCCCCATTTTTTTGCGTCTGCCCCGCCGCACCGCTGACCTTTCCCTCTGGTGCATCTGTCTTGCTATCCCGCGCCCCACTCTGCATACACCCGCCGCGCCGCAAAAAAAGGAGGAGACCCTCACAGCCATAGCTGTGAGGGTCTCCCCTTTTGATCGTATTTTAAGGTTTATTTGTATGGCATTAAAATCGACAATTCTCTCGCTAATCATAAATACCGTCCATTGATCCGCAAGGCTATGGATGAGCAAGATATCACTTGTATTTCTAGTTTACAGATCAGCCACATCGTTTATAATTTTTTCTTATACCATACTATTATCAAAATAGCAGGCCCTTCCCGGCAGAGGGGATGGTCTGAACGGTGAGTGGCTTTTGATGTTTAGAAATCATTATCCTTGAAAAGCTTTATGATGGTTATTACGACCACCCACAGCAGAAAAGACAGCATAACTCTTACATGGACAGCATGGAACGATAGTCGGCGGTCAGCGTC